TAATGTTGACTTGCTGAACATGGTCAGCTTTTTGTATTTATCTAAACACTGAAGCGAGTACCTCAGAGCGTCGATGCAGTGGTTGAACTCATCGATAGGCTCGTTAACATATTCGCCACTCTGTTTGTCTTTCTTCCATGCATAGTTTTGCAGTTCTGTTATGACGTGCTCGCATCTCGGATTGACTACGATGTCATACTGCTGCAGTTTCTGTATGCCCTGCAGGATGGAGCCCTGTCCCTTGACCGCTGGATATATCCGATACAGTCCGTCACGCTTCAGCTCTTCTATGGACTTGACCTCTGCCGAGTCTCCTATGATGGTCGACTTGCTGAAGCCAAGCTCTTTGATTGCTGTTGCTATCTGATTGTTCAGCAGGCCAGTACGCACGAACTCCTTTGCCACATACAGCGTCTCGTCTCTTACGAAGCTCACTACGAATGCGGTCGGGTCATTGGTGTAGCCGAAGTCAAGACCGCACAGCAGATTCCAGTCCGATGTGTCCTCGATGACTCCTGTTGACCAGTTGCTAAAGACCAGCTTATCCAGGCTGGCAAACTCTCCAAGTGCGTAGATCCGGTAGTATGTCGGATTGGTCTTGGCCATTTTCTCGATAGTGGCGATGTAGTCCTCCGGTAAGAAGCGGTTGTCTTTATAGGTGGACTTGTGAATCACGGTATCGTCTGTTATGACCACGCCTTTAGCGAACCATCTGCGGTACACCCAGTTTGCCTTGCTTACCGGATTAAAGCTAAAGAACATCTGCAGGTCGTCCTGTCGTGCTCTAAGTCTCAGATTTAATTGTTCTATATCTTCCTCGGAGAACTCCGTCGCCTCTTCCACCCAGATATCAGTGATGCCGGTAATGGACTTGATCTTTTCGGAATCATCCATGCCTTTGAACAGCAAAATAGATCCGTTAGGCAATTCGATCGTGAAGACCGACTTGTTGACCTTACAGAATCCGAGCATTTGGAACTGCGAAAGCGTATCAACCATAAGCTGCCAAACTGAATCCTTTAGCGTTGAGCCGACCTTACGCATTATCAGCACCTTGCGTTTATTGCGAAGTGCTTTGACCAGTATCTTCTGCGTAATGAAGCAGGACTTCCCACTACCAGCACCGCCATAGTATACTTCGAAACGGTGCCGGTAATCTGTGAGGTAGTCCCGAAAGGATGTATTGAAAATGGTTGAAGAAATATGGAGATTAGTCCTCATCATCAATGGTTACGTTGATATCCATCATGGTCACTTCCATCTGGTCCTTTGGTTTTTGGCCAATGGTATCTCGTAGAAATTCTGCGTCCAGTTTGTTTTCTTTGGCTCGTTCTATGATTCCGTCAATGTACTCATCCCAATCTGTTTCGCCCATGCGTTCCAGGATGCGGTCTCTTATTAATTTTTTTTCGGCATTATTCTGCTTGCGCTTTTTAGCTGACTTTTGTTGCGCTTCGACCGCAACTCGACCGCTAACGAACTGCGTAGCAGGATTGCCATGTTTTAAGTTTTGCTCGTTAGCCATAATTCCCACCATAACGCAAAAGACCCGGCTACGCGGATGCCGAGTCTGATGCGAGTTAATCTGCTAAAAAGGAGGCCTATGTAGAAGCATAAAAGTCTTTGTTGGCTTTTTCTCCTGATAGCATAATAACATGCATTTTTTTCCCCAGGAGGACAACTTTTAGACCCAGAACATATTATGCGCAACGTAGTAGATGAATTTCTGCTTGTAACGGCGGTATGTTCTCGGATCTGCGTCATCCGGGTATCTCTTGTAAAGTATGATGTTTTCCCACACGCCTTTTTGGTACTCAACCGGGACATTGGCAAGGGCGGACTCGATTGCCTTGATTGAGGTGCCAAGCTCGGCACGCCTGATGCCGTCTCGCTCTGTCGGAGCACTTTTCGCAGCGGAACGGGGCTGGCCGTCCGGGGGCGGAGGCGAAGCCTCGACAATATTGTTGTACTCGGCGAGTTTGCGAGGATAGTCACGGACGAAGGCCAGTGTCATGCGATACAGAGGCTGTGGTAGAAGATATTTGTTGTTTTTGTATGGTTGGTAGTCCCTCAATACAGCATCACTTCCTTTTGCTTTTGAATACATGCGACTGGTAATGATCACGGCGCATGGTCTTGTCACGATCGAACGTGTAATTGTTGAACTCATGGCTCTCGCTCATTTTTTCTTTCAGTTTGTCACGCTCCGCTTTTTCTTTTAGGTAAGATTCGCATTTGCTGTGACATCCCGGTTTTCTTTTGTCGCAATCTTTGCATCCCATTATCCGACCTTTATCCTTTTCCATCTGACCCCACACTCAGGGCAGTATTTTGATTCTTTGATGACATCGCCGGCGTCTTCGTCTTTGTACCACATGCTTTGGCAGTTGTCGCACCATATTGTCGTGTCATCTTCATGCACGAATGACTCCTCTACGTGTATGAGATTCTCGTTTGCCATGAGCTTGTTAAGGTCAATGGACTTGAATCTCACGTTGCCAAAGCCATCTACAGTGACCTCGCTGATCACGTACTTAGGCAGCATCATCGTCTTCATCCTCCTCTGCTAACGAACACATATCACATTCCCCAGGACAGTAATGTCCGTCACATTTGGTTGGTTCGTATGCCCATTTACTTACGCTCATTCTTCCACCTCGCCTTCCTCTTCGTCCAACTTTTGTAGCCCAACAATCCTTACAGGAGGGTGGTAAAATGTGCGGGCAAGGTCTATTTGAACCCTTAGTTCCTCAACCCATATTGAACACTGTGCGAATCTGTTTTCAATTATGTTCCTTGATATGGCGTCTGCCAATTCTTTTGCTCTTTCTTCTGCGTGTAATGTGGCTGGTTTTACGCCAAGTGGCGGTTTTTCGTAATCATTCATTATTCTTTTTCTCCTCTCATATCTGCTCCGCAGTTTGGGCAGTAGTTATATTTCTGAATTTCTTTTTCTGACGTTACAACGCATCTATCGCAGTTTGCACAATAGTATGTGTTTGGTAATAATTCTTCCCACTCACCTTTTTTCGGCTCTGCGAAGTATTTCTTCACAAATCCAACTATCCACTCTGTGAACGGTATTTCAATCGGCTCTGACGGATAAGTATGTTCTTTCCACAATGTGTTTTTATCTACAATATGCTCACCCCACGGAAGGTATCTTGAGTGCGACCACACAAAACCTAAACCTTCATGCCAGGTTGCATAATAGAAATTGTCGAGTCTTCGACCGACCCAGTAATCGTCTAAAGATTCCACATAATAGAATTTCAATTCATTTTCTTCATCCGCCTTTGGCTCTGTGGATGGGAGCGATAGTAAGTGCTTTTTTATAAATTCTACGCTGAACTCCACAGGGAAGTTATCGCAATCAACTTCTGGTATTCTTGTTCCATTCGGCGCTATGCAAAACGGTTTGAGCGCATCCTGTCTGCTGATGGTGTCTCCATCTGTCTTGGCTGATAGTGCTTCTATTGCCATACGCAACGCATCTTTCATTGGGTGTACTGACTTACATTCACTTTCCCAAACTCGTAATTCATGCGTTAATTCTTTTATTGCTTCTTCATTTGTCATAGCTACTCTCCTAACTCAGCGAGGTCATCAATCGTGATGCTGTCCTCCAGGCACTCTGCAACTTTGCTGTCCATCTCTTCCTGTACGTCTTCCAGATCAGGTAGCAGTTCAACCACGTCTCCTCTTCTGTCCATTACCAGTACGTTGCCACGCTTATGAGCCTCTATGTTCCAGATGCCCATCTCTCTGTAAGCGTCCTGCCTGCCGATACCGTACCATCTGTGGCTCATGTCGCACTCGTGCTCTTTCTCGTATGACAATGTACGACGCTCGACTTCCGTCTCGATGTACTGTTCCGGATCTTCTTTTAAGAGCGAGTTTTCCTTTTCCAGCTTGATGATGTCGCTGGCCAGTACCTTGTTGGTCTCGTTGACCTGCTGCAGCATCTGATTGAGTCTGTCTATCTCATCATTCAGTCGCTCGTTCTCCATCTCGTAATTGTCGATTCCGAATATCTTGATTAACAGTTCGTTTATGTTACTCATCGTCGTGTTCCTCCTTGTTCAAGATGCCAAGTGGACAATAGAAATCTCCATCGACCTGTATGTCATGCTCTCCACACATCAGGAACAATCGCCCAGACGAATTGATGAGCTCTTTTCGGCACTTACAATCGGCGCATCTGCCGACCTCGACCATATCCTTCTTTTTCTCTGGTATGACTTCTACCGTTACAGTAGAGTCGGTCTTGTTAGCTAATATCTCCGCTATCCCGATGGCTGTGCTGCCGAACGGTTCCTCGAACGGCACCTCTACTATGCCATCATTGATATGCACCATATACTTCATCAGTTACCTCCTTATGCGAATATGCCATTTATCCTGGCACGCATCTCTTTGACTTTCTTTTCCTGTTCTTCCGGATCAAGTGGGTCTTCTACCACGATCTCCGGAGTAGGTTCTATCTCTCTTCTTTTAGGCCATTTATCGTTATCAGCGAACTTAATGCAGAGTGCGTAATGATCAGGAACATCGTTCTTGGCTGTCCTGAGCCACAGGCTGACTTTGTCTATTAGCTCATTGCTTCTCTCGTACTGCTGCTTTAAAGCAGCGTATTCTTCATCAGCCAACCTAACATTCCCAAATGAACCGAATGATGAAAAGTCGTCGTGAGAGTCATTATCATTACCATTCTTCTTATCATTCTTCTTTTCATTATCATTATCATTAGGGTTTTTAAAAAAACCATTTGGGTTTTCTGGGTTTTTCTTTGGTCGACCGCCCTTTGCACCGTTTTTTCTGTTACGCTCTACGATCTTGTCGTATTTTTCCCGGTCAATCTGCTGCTGGAGCGACATAAATGCGAACGCCATAGCGACCATATTATCATCTCCGAGTTCCGGATCAATTCCATCGTCAAAATCAAACAGCGCATCCATAAGCCGGCCGAACTGTTCCATATTGAGAAACTCTTTGCATATTTTTCGTTGTCTTTGATAGAAAATGACCGAATCCTTCTTATTTGCCATTATTGGCCTCCAATAGCTCTATTATGCGTTTACCTGATTCCTCCGGAGAACAGAACAAGAACTGCACTCCGTATCGTTCTGACATTGTTCTCATAGCTTTAGCAAGCCGTGGTCCTTCGATGCTGCGGTCTGTTTTTCTGCAGTTGGGATTGACCCACGCTTCTACATCGTCAATGCATCTGTAGCCGTGTTCATTCTCTATAAGGATGATGAGCTTGCCACCGACCTTCTTAGCGAGCTTACACTATTCTCTAAACCGAGCGTGTTCAGCTCCTCCGATATTCTGTGCGATCTCCTCGACATTTGCCTTGGTGTCGATTGCTAAATGGGAGCCCCAGAGGGCATAGTCGCCAAACAGCAGTTTAGTGCGGATGACTTCAATGCCCTCCGAGGAGAAGTAGTCGTGCTTCAGCTCATGCTTAAAGGCTTGCTGTCTTGTGTCTTCTAAGATAACCATCAGAACGGAAGGTCATCTGTCTTAACAGGACCGAACGCTGGCTCTTCTAAAGGCTTCTCTTTTACAGCGAGCTTCTTCAGCTCCGGCTCTCTGTATTTACCATCACGGATGTCCTGCACAGTTCTTACGCTGCGGACTCGCAACCTTGTCTTAATAGAGCCGTCATTGCCTTCGTACTCTTCCTCGCC